AGGATTCTTCCGAGCAGGGTCCAGTTGACGGACCACGCCTTGATAGTTTCGGAGCGGTCGGGGCGTGAGCAAGACACGCACTCCTTGCGGATATGCAGTTGCCAGCGTCGGAAATCGGTGGGTGTGGTTTTCATGGGTTTGGGGTTTAGCATTTTGGTGATGTCAACGAAATGGTCGGGTTATTGGTTATCATTTTCAACGACCTCTCCTTCTTCAAGTACGGTCATTTTGTAGTAGTCCGTTCCCCATCCAGCTGCTTCCCATGGGAAATGATTGCTTTTTTTGTAGCGTTTGTCAATGTAGCGTTCTACTGCTTTGACGGCTTCTTCTTCGCTTTTAGCAATGGTGAAGAAAGATTGCTCACCGTGTCCTTGTGGTTGGAATGCGTATAGTTTCATGGGTTTGGGGTTTGGTTGGTCAGCTTATAGGCTGACGCTGGGGGAGGTTTGGTAAGCCCGTAGGCTGACGGATTCATCATTCATTATACCCGATAATGGTGCTTATTGACCGATTTCTCATACATTATACCCGATTGCGTATAGTTTGAAATAACTGATACTTCCCACACGAATCGGTCAGGGTCTTGACCTGTGGCCCGAATCCGTTTGAACGGGATAGCACATACTCGCAGGCATCCCCCTTCTCCCGAACCTCAATCACCTTCCAAGGGCGGTCGTTGGTGCAGGCGGTCAGCAGGAATAGGAGCAGTAAGCAGCGCATGGGTCAAAGATATACACAACCTACCCACATTCAGCCAACACCCGTTGGAAATCTTCCACGCTTCGGATGACCTCGTACCTGTACCCAGCCTCCTGAACCACCCCCTGCCACCATTTTTGGGAGATGGACTGCTTGCCCTTGGGGGTTTTAAATTCAAGGAACACCGCTCCCTTGGGTGATAGGTAGGTCATGTCTGCAACCCCAGCGGTCAGCCCGATGCCTTTGAGGAAGAAACCGTTGGAGCGGGAACGGGGGTTGTTGAGGTTCAAGAATAGCAAACCCTGCTCGTTGGGTCGCATAAGGGCGAACAACTTGACGCAGGCGGCTTGGAGGTTGTATTCTTCCATCATAGCGAATTAAGTGGGTACTCGTTGGCTTTGGTATAGGGAAGGTGGCATTGGATGTTTGCGATGCCAAGGGAACCGTTGCGGTTCTTGCGGACGATGACCTCCATCAAATCCGCTGGCTGGTTCCTGTCGTGTTCGTAGGGACGATATACAAAGCCAATCTTGTCAGCGTCAAACTCCAACTGCCCCGTTTCCCGAAGGTCGGACATGATGGGCCGATGGTCGCTTCGTCCTTCCGTTGCGCGGGATAGGGATGACACCACGACCCCGAACACCTTCTGCCGTTTGCAAATTGCTTTGAGGGTCTTGCTGATGTTCGTCATCTGCTCAATTTTCGGCTTGGCCTTGTCAATTTTGGTCGGCTCAACAAGTTGGAGGTAGTCAAGGTAAAACCCGCAAATCCCATACTTGGTTTTCAGTTTTGCGATTTCGCCTTCAATGCGGTCAAGGTTGGCTTGGTGCAAGTCCACGATATAGAGGGGTTTGGATTTTAGCAGGTCCGCTTTTTGGCCAAGGTCCATGAACTCCTTTGTGCTGATTCGCTCGGTTGGATTCAAAAACGCAGACCCGTCCATGGTTGCGAGGTTGGAAATCATCCGCTGGGTCAGTTGCTCCGCTGACATTTCAAGCGTAAAGAACACGACGGGGATGTCGGCCATGGCTTGGTTCATGGCTATTTGCAGGGCCAAGAGGGTTTTGCCCATTGCGGGACGACCACCCAAGAGGATAAACTCGGTGGGCTTGAAACCCGTCATCATTCGGTCCATCGGGCTAATGTAAGTCGGGAAGATAGAATCCTTGCGCCTTCCTTCACGGACCTCGTTCATGTTTAGCAGGAACGCCTTGGCGAGTTCGTGAGCCGTGGTTTCGGAGGCGTTGGTTTCAATCGCCTGCATGGACTGGTAGCGAGCGAAGGCTTTGGGGATGTCCCTGTCATGGGCCAACTCGTCCATAATGCGTTGTTCCTCCCGCTGCTTCCACGCTTCGTTGAGGTCCGAGGCGTACACCTTCCAGTCGGAGGTCAGCGTGTTGCCGTCCAAGATGTCCACAAATTCAGCGATGACATGGGCTTGACCGTTGTCGATAAGGTATTTGTGAACGGCTACCAGGTCAACAGGCCGTTCTGCTCGGTGGAGGGCTTCAATCGCCCGATAGACGAGGACATGGTTCCCCGTAAACAGGCGTTCGGGTATTTGAAGAAGGAGGACCGCTCTGTTTGTGAACTGGTCCATAAGGCAGGACAGGAGCCGTCGTTCAGCGGAAAGATGGTAGGGGGTCATCGTCGGTTTGGTTTAGTGGGTTGAAGGTAGCGGTTTGGGGGATTACTTGGTCATCCCATCGTGCTTGGTTGATGTAGGTCGCTGCGTGGGGAACGAACTGAACGGGTGTTTGGGAGTAAAGGCGAGAAATGTTGCTGATAGCCTTCTGCTGGTCTTCGTCCTTCAACTTGGCGAACGCTTTGGATGCGGACTGCTTGGAGGTCTTCCTTGGGTACAAGGCCCAAAATTGGTCAAAAAGCACACAATTACTTTCTCCTCTCTTCTTCTCTTCTCTTCTCTTCTCTTCTCTATTGAACATAGGTTCAACATAGGTTAAAGGTAGGTTCAACATAGGTTCAACCTTGGTTGGATTTTCTTCAACCTTTGCTGACCTCTTTTCGGCACTTCTTTTGCCTGCTTGGGACATCTTGGTCCGATGCAGGTTGGCTTCCTCCCATTGCAGGTCAAGGAACTTAATGAACACCGAAGGCCCATTGGATTCTACCAAGCGGGTTTGAAGTAACCGTTCAAGATGCCCGTCCGCTTCCAATTCGGCGTGGTCGGTTGACATCTCGCACTCTGCGTTCCAATAAACGCAGCAAAGTCGGATGAAGGCCACCTGCACTTCGGCGGGTTGGCGTGATATTCGGCCCATCATCCAATCGGCTGGGCAGAACTTGAACCATGATATTTGCTTCATGAGTAAAAAAAAAGCCCCAACTGATTCCAGCAGTCGGGGCAGGGTTAAAGCGGCTAACCCTTAGTCGGACGCATCGTGTGGCTGGAATCACACACGGGCGTTATTGGTAAATGTAATCTTCGGGCAAAGTTACACTAAAACGGCATATCTCCAGCCTGTGGTTCAAATGCGTTGGCTGGACGGGATTCGTTCATCGGCTCGACCTTGCCGCTCAGGAACTTCTTGCCGCTCTGCCCTTCCTTGACCCATGCGGATAACCGCATCTTGGTCCCGTCGGGGAGAATGATGTCCCCACGGTAGTCGGGGCGTTTTGGGTTGTCGCCCTTGTCGTTAGCGAACAGGGAGAAGGTGTTGGGTTGGGGGGTGTAGTTACTCATGGGTTGGGGTTGGGGTTTAGGTAAAATTGAGAATTTAATTGTTTTGAGGTGGTCAAATGGAACCCACACAAAAAGGTCTTTTTTGTTTGGACGGTTGATTTTTTCGTAAAGATGTTCGTTGGCTTCGTAGTGATTTACAAGGTCTTGCCTTCTAAAGATAAGGAAGGAATCAGATGTTTCCCAGGCGATGTATTCGGCCTTGCCGTAAAGCCAGCCATCAAAACCTGCAACTCCTTTAATTTCCAAAAGTATTTGGTCATCGCAAAAGTCGTCGTTTTCTCTTTTCTTTCTCCTTTGTCCCTTTACATCAAAGGCCCAATCCCCACAAAAACAGTCAATATGCTCAACCGTGTTTTGTTTGTAGGTTGATGGCTTGCATGGTATCCCGTTTTTTTTAGCAAAGAGAAACATGAACAAATCCTCGGATTTTTTGCCATCCTCAATAGATTCGGGAAAGTCCTTCATCATTGGCTTTGGATTTGATTGGGTTGAATTGAATAAGTGAGGTTTTCTTTGATAAGCCAATTTGAGGCCCGTAAATCGCTTAAGATTCGGTAGGTGGTACGAAGGTTCAGTCCAAGCACTTCGGCGAGTTCTGTGGCCCTGTATGGGCGTTGTGCGAGGTACGACACGGCGTAGATGGTGGCGACCCTTCGCTGGAT